GGAACTACGAAGGATTTATTGATGAATACGGAAATCCAGTATTTGATAATCCAGATAATGATGTCTACGGACCAGACGGCCAATTAATAGATATAGGTATTATAGATCACTGGCAAAATGAAGCTGATGGTTTAAAAAATGATCAAGACGCTTTAAACGAGTTTTATAGACAGTTTCCAAGAACTGAAGAACATGCGTTTAGAGATGAAGCAAGAAATAGTATATTTAATTTAGTTAGAATATACGAGCAGATAGATTATAATGAAGAAGTAAAACCAGCATTAAGTGTTGGTAATTTTCAATGGGTTAATGGTGTAAAAGATACACAAGTAATATTTTATCCAGATCCAAAAGGTAGATTTAGTATTAGCTGGGTACCACCTTTAAATTTACAAAACAAAATTATATTAAAAAATGGAAGCAAATACCCTGGCAACGATCATTTGGGTGCTTTTGGCTGCGACAGCTACGATATTAGCGGTACTGTAGACGGTAAAGGCTCAAAAGGTGCATTACATGGTTTAACAAAGTTTAGTATGGAAGACGCGCCTGCTAATCAGTTTTTTTTAGAATATGTAGCTAGACCGCAAACAGCTGATATATTTTTTGAAGATGTGCTTATGGCGTTAGTATTTTATGGCATGCCTTTATTAGCGGAAAATAATAAACCAAGATTATTATACTATTTAAGACGTAGAGGTTATAGAGGTTATAGTATGAATAGACCTGATAAATCTTGGAATAAGCTTTCAACCGCAGAAAAAGAAATAGGTGGTATACCTAACTCAAGTGAAGATATTAAACAAGCTCACGCTGCTGCAATAGAAATGTATATACAAGGCCATGTTGGCCAAATGCAAACAGGTAGTTACGGAAGCATGTACTTTAATAAAACATTAAATGATTGGAGTAGTTTTGATATAAACAAACGTACAAAATTTGACGCGGCAATTAGTAGTGGTTTAGCTATAATGGCCTGTAATAGGCATTTATATAAACCTAATCCAAATATAGAGAAACAAAAATTAAACATAAATATAGCTAGATATAGTAATACTGGTTATAATTCAAAAATAATAAAATAAATATATGGCAGAGTCTGTTATAAAAAATTATTTCCCAAGCCAAGTAGTAAGCGATGCTGAAAAGTTAAGTTATGATTATGGTTTAAAAGTTGCTAAAGCAATAGAGACAGAGTGGTTTTATAGAGATCATAGCAATACTAGATATAATACAAATCAAAATAATTTTCACAATTTAAGGCTTTATGCTAGAGGCGAACAATCAATACAAAAATATAAAGATGAATTATCTATTAATGGTGATTTATCTTATTTAAATTTAGACTGGAAACCAGTACCTATTATACCTAAATTTGTTGATATTGTTGTAAATGGTATAGCAGAACGTATGTACGATATTAAAGCTTATTCTCAAGATCCTTTTGGAGTTAGTAAAAGAACAGAATATATGGAGTCTTTACTTTCTGATATGAGAACTAAAAAAATTAGTGAATTTACAGAGTCAGCTTTTGGTATGAATTTACTAGATAACCGTGTAGAAGATTTACCAGACTCAAAAGAAGAATTAGACTTACACATGTCACTAACATATAAGCAAGCTGTTGAATTAGCAGAAGAACAGGCTTTAAATGTTTTATTAGAAGGTAATGATTATGAATTAATAAAGAAAAGATTTTATTATGACATTACTACAATAGGTATAGGTGCTGTAAAAACAAACTTTAACACTTCAGAAGGTGTTACTATAGACTATGTTGATCCAGCTGATTTAGTTTATTCATATAGTGAGTCACCTTATTTTGATGATATATACTATGTTGGTGAAGTAAAAAGTATACCAATAAATGAATTAGTAAAACAATTTCCACATCTAACTCAAGAAGATTTAGAAGATATTGTGAAAAATAAAAGCTATCACAAAGCTAATTATCACAATAGTAATTATAATATGAACGAAGAAGATAACAATAAAGTTCAAGTGTTATATTTTAATTACAAAACTTACATGAATGAAGTTTACAAAGTAAAAGAAACTGGTAGTGGTGCAAATAAAGTTTTACAAAAAGATGACACGTTTAATCCACCTGCAGGTATGGAAGGTGAATACGCTAAACTACAAAGATCTGTAGAGTGTTTATACGAGGGTGCTGTAATTTTAGGTACAAAAAAATTACTTAAATGGGAAATGTCAAAAAATATGATGCGTCCTAAGAGTGATTTTACTAAAGTTAAAATGAACTATGCTATTGTAGCACCACGTATGTATAAAGGTAAAATTGAGTCATTAGTAAAGCGTATTACTGGTTTTGCAGATATGATACAATTAACTCATTTAAAGTTACAGCAAGTAATGTCTCGTATGGTGCCAGATGGTGTTTATCTTGATGCTGATGGTTTAGCTGAAATAGATTTAGGAAACGGTACAAATTATAACCCGCAAGAAGCTTTAAATATGTTTTTCCAAACAGGTTCTGTTATTGGACGAAGCTTTACTTCAGAAGGTGACATGAATCCTGGTAAAATACCTATACAAGAAATACAATCAGGTTCTGGTAGTGGTAAAATGCAGTCTTTAATTGCAACTTATAATTATTATTTACAAATGATAAGAGATGTAACCGGACTTAATGAAGCTAAAGACGGTAGTATGCCAGATAAGTATTCACTAGTTGGTGTACAAAAATTAGCCGCTGCAAATAGTAATACAGCTACAAGGCATATATTACAAGGTGGAATGTTTTTAACAAAAGAAGTTTGTCAGTGTTTATCATTAAGAATATCTGATATATTAGAATACTCACCTACAGCTAACGCATTTATACAACAAATAGGTGCGCATAATGTTGCTACGCTAAAAGAAATGTCTGAGTTATATCTATATGACTTTGGAATATTTATTGAGTTATCACCAGATGAAGAGC